GGGGAGGATCGACAAGTTAGTTTACGTTGATGATCAAGATAAATAACTGTATGTCATCAAACAGTGAATTAATACTCAGTCAAACCTCACATTCGGGCGATAGCTCGACAGAAACCGTTGTCGGCGGAAAGTTTAAAGGCGACGGTTTTTATGGTCGCAGCGACGGTATTCATACTGTTCAGTATGCAGTAACAGCGTTTGCTGGCACTGTAACTATCCAAGCAACACTTGCCACAGAACCAGTCGACTCAGACTGGTTCTCAGTTTACGAACAATCCTATCCCCTAGACGGAGAAAACCGAACTACCAAAAGTAATATTACAAACTTTACCGGAAACTACGTGTGGATTAGGGCCAAGATTGTTTATAGCGACGGTGTTGTAAACAGAATTTTGCTTAATCATTAAGGTAGCGCATGGAACATTTTGTAAGTATTATAACGAGTGAATACGAACTAGAAGATCATTTAGTAGAAAGTGTTCTAAACTCAGCTAAGGTAGGTCTATTAGAAGACGAAACCCAGTACGTACTATTTGAAACAGATAGCAACGAGCAGGTATTGCGTGTTCAGTTGCATCGTCAGTTATCAGAACAAGAGTCAGACGAGTTTGCTGAAACGCTAGCTGACAGATTGTTTGAAATGGGCTACGACAACTTTGATATCGAAGTGTCAACTGAGGAAACCGAGGAGCTACCTTTTGACGTTGTAGAAGACCTTTTCGTGTTTATGAAAAACGACCCGATGTTTTATCGCAGAGTTTACTTTCCTATGATGTCAAAGATTGCTGATGCGATGTCAAACAACAAAAACGTTGACTTCGAAAAAGCTCTGCGTCCTGTAATTGAAAAAGCTGTAGAAGTATACGCTAAGAAATTTGATTTACCTCCCTCAACTAAGAAAATGTTTACTGACGAAAGTCGTTCTAATTTAATAAATCGCATAAGGGACGAAGAAACTCAAAACATTGAGCAGGGAGACTACTAATGCTACTGAGAGAATTATTCGAAGCTCCGCAAGAAACCGCAGTATTTGCCTTTGGCCGTTTAAATCCACCGACTATTGGGCACCAGAAACTAGTAGAAAAGATTAAAAGTCTAGGCGGTGACCCGTTTCTTTTTCTAAGCCAAACTCAAAAGCCAAAAACTGATCCTCTCGACTTCCCCACTAAACTAAAGTTTGCACAAAAGTTCTTCCCTGGAGTTACTGTAGGTGATCAGAGTGTTCGCACTATTATTCAAGCAATGCAAAAGCTGGAGCAAATGGGCTACAAGCATATCATCTATGTAGCAGGATCCGATCGTGTAGAAAGTTTCACAGAACTTCTACAGAAGTACAATGGCAAAGAGTATAACTTCGAGTCGATCAAAGTAGCAAATGCAGGAGCACGAGACCCAGACAAAGACGGCGCTGAAGGCATGAGCGCCAGTAAGATGCGCGAAGCAGCGGCAACAGGCAACTTTGAAGCGTTTGTACAAGGTGTTCCAGACAAGCGACTAGCAGAAAAGCTCTATACAGCAGTTCGTAACGGCATGGGCGTTAAAGACAAAGAACCACAGCCACAAAAGAGCGTTAACGAAGCAGAATACGACGGTCGAACTGTAGAGCTTGACAGTCCTATAAGAGTAAGCGGCGAAGACCATGCATTCAAAGTGTATGTTAAAAACGACAAAGGTAACGTAGTAAAAGTTACATTTGGCGACCCTGACATGCCTATACAGCGCGACGACAAAGAGTCTAGAGAAAACTTTAAGTCTAGACATAATTGCAGTTCAAAGAAAGACAAAACAACAGCAGGATATTGGTCATGCCAAGCATGGGATCCAAGTTCTAAGTGGGTATAATCTATGGACGATCTCGAATACATCAAGAAGTTAGCAGGCGTAAACGAGTACAAAGGACCGCAAGAGTATACTCCTGAAAACATCAGTTACGCTGCCGCAGAGACAAAGCAAAAAGAGAAAGAAATGGGAATCAAGCCAGGCGACCCAGAGTGGTTCGAACTTTGGTTCTCGTTGCCTTATATGACCGGTAGTGGTTTTAGAGGGCGTAAATAATGAAGATGCACGAAATCACAGAAGCAGTGGGCAGAGTTGTAAAAGGTGTAAATACCACACCGGATGTCGACACTGACGAAATTAAAACACAGGCTGCAAAGTTTGGCAACAAAGTAGACAAAGACGGTAAGCCTGTACAGTCAATGAGGACAAATGGCAAATGAAAATGCACGAAATTTTAGAATCAGCATCAGCAGGAGCAACTTCAGCAGGCGCTGTCGCATCAATTGCAAATCCTCCTACTAAGAAAAAGAAGAAACGCTCGTCTGCATATAACCCAGACGGTACAATGAAAAATGCACTAGACACAGACACAAATGTAGTAGGTGGCAAAACAGTAAAACGATAAATACTTCTAACAGGAGTTCGATAAAGACATGTCAACTAATAAAAAGAAAACAAACGAAGGCTTAACAGATATGGCCGCATCTGCTGAAGCTGATCACGAGCTACAAATGGCTCGTTCGCAATTGTATAAGATCGCTAGCTACGCTATCAAACTGCACGAGATGATGAAACAGGTCACTGATCCAAACGGCATCGAAGCATGGCAAGCTGCAAAAATTACCAAAGCAAGCGACTACATGGGCGCGGTTTATCATGACCTTGAATACAAAATTAATGTAGAACAAGGCGGCGAATTAGGCGCAGAAGCAGGTGAAATTGCTGTAGGCGAAGGTGAACAGAAAAAGTACGGCAAGATGAAAGAAACTTCAGATCCGTATGTGCGCAAGTTGCGTAACCAGCTCACTGAAAAAGCAAAATCAAAATCGCAACAGCGAGCAGCAGGCATTGCTCTAAAACACAAACGCGAAGGTACAAACCCTAAAGAAGGCTCGGCCGCAGCAGAAATGATGAGCATGAGCAAGTCAGACCTCGAAGACTATGCAGGCACAAAGCACAAAGGTAAACCAGATCACGTTGACGAAGCCAGCAGTGACTACGATTCTTATGGAACGTTCACTGGCGGACAAGATCGTCCAGGTGGCAAGCCTAGTGCTAGAGATCGCGGCATTGACGACAACGGCGACCAGGCATTTATTGATAAGCAAAAAGCTAAGAAGCAAGCTAGAGAAGACGGTGCTTGGTACATATTCATTGACGGAAAAGTTTGGAAGAAAGGCGGAAAGCCTGTCGAGTTTAACGGAAGAAAACACGCTAACAGTGTGGGACTAAAACTTCGAGACAAGTTAGACGGAAAGCAGATTACTGTTTCACCAAACCCAGACGCAGCACCGAAAAAACAGTAATAAGGTAGAAAGGTATGCAGCATAAGAATATGCGCGATTACATGCAGCTAGTTGAAACGCTAATTACTCAACCAAAGGTATTAAGTGTTGAAATGTCACCTTATGACTTTGGCACTTTAATGAAAGAGTATCGTGCAACTGATCCCACCTATAACAAGATAGGTGACAACGCAATGGTGGCATTTTACAGCGACGAAGAACGTGAAGACTTCAAAAAGTTCTTAAAAGCAAACGGCGTAGGCTTCACAGAAACAGACGACGACCCAGGTAAAGTATAACATGGATTATCATCAATTACAGAAAAAGCTATTCGAAATCGAACCAACTGATCCTGTAGCAGAACGAGCAGCACTAGAAGCTGCCGCATCAGGCAGTGCTCCACCGCCACAAAGAAAAGAAAGAGTACACATCGGCGAAAGTGCTCCTAGTCCTAAAAGAGAAGCACCGTCAGACGAAGCTGCTCAGCTGGCTGCACTTGCGGGCATAGAACCGTCTAACAAGCAGCCTGTAACCGGTGAAGCAGCAGAATTAGCTGCACTTGCGGGCATTACCGAAGGATATAAGAAAGGTAAAAGTGGGCAACTAAAAGGAACTGACAAAGTTTCTAAATCTTCGCCTTCTAAAAGCGGAGAACAGAAAAACGTAACACGCGGCAAACTAGTTGGCAGTACTGAAAACGACGACGAAAGTATCGAAGAAGGTCCTAGAACGGACCAGATGAAAAAAGACTGGGCTGCGGGGAAAAAGGATTACAACAACGTCAAGGCTGTTACCGGCGCGCTCGGCAATAACAAAAAGAAGGACGACAAAGGTAAAGACAGCTCTAAGACTAAGAGTAACTCTTCTAACAGTCAGTTGTCGCCCGAGTTATCTAAGTTACTTGCAAAGTACGAGACAGCGTTAATTAAGATATCAAACGACAAAGAACTCGGAAAAGAGTTCAAGCGTTTTATGCAGAGAGCCGAAAACAAGAAAGAGTCGATAGGCGAAAGCGCAAACACTTTGCCGCCACATCTTGAGAAATCGTTATCAAGACACGTAACCGCACTCAGCAGAATTGAACGCACTCCGGAACTTAAAGAAAAGTTCGACAGGCTTATGGGCCTTGCTAATCCTACTAGTCAATACGAACAGTTCGACGAAAGCCTAAAGGGCTACAAACAGCCTGTAAACGAAGGTGCTAAAGAGTCAATCAAGTCAGAACTTCTAAGGAAGCTGAACAGCCGTAGATAAGGATACAGGATGCAGTTAGTTAAGATCGAACAAGAATTTGAAACGAACCCTTACCTAACTTCACCGATCCAAGAAGAACTACTCTATACTCTACCGTTCAAAGACTTCGACAAAGACGGCTACGAAGTCCCATCCCCGTTAGAACACTACCATTATATCGAAAACTGGGTTCCTCTAAACAGAGAAATACAATTCCATATCGCACCAGTAAAACCGTGGTACGAAGATCTAGAAAACTCAGAGTTTGGCCTAGTGTTGGATCATTGTATGCTATTAAGTCGATGGGCGTTTGCTGGCGAAGCTAGGGCAAACATACAAAAGGCTGCTCAGGAACGACCGATCCTCAACAAGCTGCTAAGCATACGTCCTAAATGGGGTATTGACTTTTCATTAGACTTTGTTGATCATGACATCTGTATGGAAGTGATACACATCGAGCAGGACTTCACAGACGTTAACGAAGCTATTGCAGCAAAAACCAAACTAGAACACATCATCGACTCTACTGACTGGGAACAAGGTGTCAAGGACCTACTTGCGTGTAAGCACAAGTGGAAAGATCTGTCAAGCGACGACCAATCAGATTACAAAGCACAGTTCTTCGGATGGCACAGAGCATTTGACAACCGAAAAGTATTTTCCAGTTAACAGTTGACACTATTTCAAAAAAACTATATACTAAACAACAACTTAAAGCACAATAAGGAGAAGCTATGAGTGATCGCACCTACGGGCCAGAAGAAAAAGCAAAGTTAGAAAAGCTAGTACAAGAAGGCGTTACCGTACTACAGGAGATTGAAGATCTCAGAGAAGGCCTAAAGGATACAGTAAAGGCAACAGCAGAAGAACTCGACGTTAAACCTGCTCTAATCAACAAGGCGATTAAAATTGCTAAGAACCGCGATTGGGAGAAGCACTACGACGAGTTTGATGACCTCGAAACTATTGTCACTACAGTCGGTGTAGACAAGTAAGTGACCTTTTGGTCTAAGATAAAAGACTTCTGGGTTCAGAGCTATCGCACTGACCGGAGATCGTTTTACTACGAAATGATCTCCACGATTTGTATCTTTATTAGCATGACATGGATAAGTGTCACTGCTGACCACCCTCCAATGGAATTGATATATCCTATTAGTTTTGTTGGAGCAGTTACCAGCATACTTGCATGGAAGCGCAGGCAGATAATATGGCCGCTGATATACACAACGTACATTGCCTGCTTGCATGTTTTCGGCTTCGGCAGAGCAATGGGATGGTACTGAATGGATAAGAACCCAGAGAAAAAACCTTACCAGTGGTTGGCATGGATAAGCACAGGATGTTTATTGATTGCAGCCACTTTAGCTGCTTTTAATGTATACCCTTGGTATATATTTGCGTTCATAGGCAGCAATACACTATGGGTGACCATAGGGTTGCTGTGGAGAGAGAAGAGTCTTGTGGTATTGAACGCAGGACTAACAGTTATATACATATTAGGACTTTTATTGTAATGCCAGTCATACCAGAACATAAAGACATACTTGGTCGAGGCTTAACAGAAGAATGCACAGTAATTGTGCCCGACGGTAACCGATCACTAAAGATAGGAGTAGTTAAAAAGCTGCATCCTAAGATGGTTACTGTACAAGTCATTCAACCTGGATCCTTTCGAGGTTACAGTGAGAAAATGATCTACCCGGGAGACTTGTTGGTTACTGACGACTCTCGTATCACAATGTACATGCTTAAACATTCACCACAATAAGTAACTATAGAATCGTTCACTTTACGAACATGTAGACGGCAACGTTGGCCACTAATAACGCAAGGAGAAAAAATGAACCCACCAGAAATCGAAGACTGGTTCGACGCCGATCATCAGGTCGAACAGTGCGAAAGTTGTCCTCACCCAAACGGATGCATTAGACAATGCATTATCGAAGAACACCAAAACGAAAACGTCGCAAAAATTAGAAACGAGGAGGTCAACTAATATGTCATATGTCGACGCGATATTTGATCGCGACGCAGACACCATCAAAGTCGTTGAACGAGTTGAAGGTGCCCGCAAATTCCAAGAATTTCCAGTCAAGTACACTTTCTATCACGAAGACCCACGAGGCAAACACAAAAGTATCTTTGGTGATCCGTTACAAAGAATCGTTTGTAAGAACACAAAAGAGTTTCGTAAAGAAGTAGCAATCAACAAAGGCAAGAAAATGTTTGAGTCGGATGTAAATCCTATCTTTCAGTGCCTTTCAGAAAACTTCCTCAATCAAGATGCTCCTAAGCTAAACATTGCATTCTTTGACATCGAGACAGACTTTGACCCAGATAGAGGCTTCGCAGATCCATCAGATCCGTTTATGGGCATCACAAGTATCTCTATATACTTGCAGTGGCTAGAAACGATGATCTGTTTAGCTGTGCCGCCAAAGACTTTAACAATGGACGAAGCACAAGAGCTGATCAAAGATATCCCAGGTGTCGTTCTGTTTGAAAAAGAAGCAGACATGTTAGACACGTTCCTGGACGTTATCGAAGACAGCGACATACTAAGCGGTTGGAACAGCGAGGGCTACGACATACCTTACACTGTAAACCGTGTGGCAAGAGTCCTTAGCAAGAACGACACACGCCGTTTCTGCTTATGGGATCAGTTACCTAAGCGTAGAGAGTTTGAGCGTTTTGGCAAGACTGCTGAAACATTTGATCTGGTAGGTCGTGTGCACCTAGACAGCCTACAGCTATATCGTAAGTTTACATACGAAGAACGCCACAGTTACAGACTTGACGCTATTGGCGAAATCGAAGTTAACGAACGCAAGACTCAGTACGAAGGTACATTGGATCAGTTGTACAATAATGACTTCAAGTTGTTTATTGAATACAACATTCAGGACACCGCGCTACTAGATAAACTAGACAAGAAGCTGAAGTTCATTGACTTGAGTAACGAACTTGCACATTCTAATACCGTACTTCTGCAGACTACTATGGGTGCTGTTGCACTGACAGAGCAAGCAATTATCAACGAAGCTCACCACAGAGGCCTACAGGTACCTAACCGTTCAAAGTATGACGAGAACGCAACTCAAGCAGCAGGCGCGTATGTCGCGTTTCCTAAGAAAGGCCTGCACAAGTGGATAGGTTCAATGGACTTAAATTCACTATATCCTAGTGTTATCCGCTCACTTAACATGGGTCCAGAGACTATCATTGGTCAACTGCGTCCAGACGCAACCGATGCTATGATCCACGAAGAAATGACTCTTAAAAAGAAATCGTTTGCAGGTGCATGGGAAGGACACTTCGGTTCACTAGAGTACGAAGCAGTAATAGCCAAGCGTAAAGACTTTGCTATTAATGTGGATTGGGAGGACGGCCGATCAGATGTACTCAGTGGCGCTGAGATATACCAGCTTATCTTCGACAGCCAGATGCCATGGACACTGAGTGCAAACGGCACAATCTTTACAACAGAGTTTGAAGGCGTTATTCCAGGTATCTTGAAGCGTTGGTATGCAGAGCGTAAAGAGCTGCAAGCAATGAAGAAGAAAGCTGAAGAAGCAGGCAACGCAACAGAAAAGGCGTTTTGGGATAAGCGACAGTTGGTTAAGAAGATTAACTTGAACTCACTGTATGGTGCTATTTTGAACCCAGGCTGTCGTTTCTTTGACAAGCGCATTGGCCAGTCAACTACACTTACTGGCAGACAAATTGTTAAACACATGTCAGCTGAAGTAAACAAAGTAATCACAGGTGAGTATGATCACACAGGTAAGGCTGTAATCTACGGCGACACTGATTCCTGTGAAGGAACTTCGTTAATAGAAACGTCACTAGGTACATTGACTATCGAAGAGCTGTTTGATATGTGCGAAAATAAAACTAATAACAGAGATAAGGAATATGCAATAGACGAAAATATTATGGTGATGTCATACGATATAGCCAAAAACGAGCCGTACATGGGACATATTAATTATGTTTATAGACACAAAGTAGAGAAAGACATGTACGAAATCGAAGACAGTAACGGCAACATTGTTACTGTTACAGAAGATCATTCTGTAATGGTAGAACGAGAAGGAAAGTTGTTAGAAGTCAAGCCAGTTGATATTAATATCGACGACATTATTCTATCACTATGTATAATGAAAAAAGAATTTACTAATATTTTAAACGCAACTTCAATAGAGCAAGTGAAAGAATATACAGATGCCTTCCTAAAATTAGTAGGAAGCAAAAAAGTATCTGTTACTCGAGGAAAAGTTTCCAAGGTAACTAAAATAAAAAAAGCAAATGATTATGTATATGACATAGGAATGAAAAATAGCAAACACCCTTGGTTTTTTGCTAATAATATATTAATACACAATTCAGTCTATTTCTCGGCATATCCTATCCTTGCAGAAGATATTGCAAACGGTAACATTCCGTGGGACAAGGACTCAGTAACTTCTTTGTACGACCAAATTGCAGATCAGGTCGACACTACGTTCTCGGCGTTTGCTGCAAGAGCATTCCACTGTCCTAAGAGCAGAGCAACGGTTATTAAGGCAGGACGAGAAATTGTAGCAAGTTCAGGCCTGTACATCACTAAGAAGAGATATGCTGCACTTGTATACGACGACGAAGGTGAGCGCAAGGATACTAACGGTTCACCAGGCAAGGTAAAAGCAATGGGCCTGGACTTGCGTAGAAGTGACACTCCAGTGTACATGCAGGACTTTCTCAAAGAGATTCTGTTGATGGTACTGCAAGAAGCGCCTAAAGAAGATGTTCTAGAACGCATCACTAAATTCCGCAAGGAGTTTGAAGGCATGCCGGGCTGGGAGAAAGGTTCGCCAAAACGTGCAAACAAGGTAGGCTACTATCGCAAGCTAGAAGAAAAACAAGGCAAAGCTAACATGCCCGGGCACGTAAGAGCAGCACTTAACTGGAACACTCTCAAGCGCATGAACGGTGACAAGTATTCGCAGGAAATTGTAGACGGCATGAAGTGTATTGTCTGTAAGCTCAAGCAAAATCCGCTGGGTTATACCAGTGTTGCGTATCCAACAGATGAGCTACGCTTGCCAGAGTGGTTTAAAGAACTACCGTTTGACGGTCCAGCAATGGCTGACACTATCATTGATAACAAGCTGAAGAATCTTATTGGTGTGCTAGACTTTGATCTAGAAGATACTAAGCAACACACTACATTCAGTTCTCTGTTTGATTTTGGTGACTAAACCTAAATACATGAAGAAAAGCGTTGACAAACAGCAACTTATACAGTATAATAAACTGTAAATCATTTTTCTAAAAGGAGAAAAAAATGAAGGATATCCTGCAAGACGTAGTAGCACACACTCACGCACTAGGCTTCCTCACCCTAGTTAAAGTAACAAATGAAGACGAGACTATTATCGAGTCAATGGCCGAGGACCGTTCTGTTATTGTTTCAGCAACAACTCATCAGCCGGTTGGCGAGTTCGACGGTGTGTTTGGCATGCCAAATCTCGACAAGCTGAGTCTGCACTTGAAAAACCCAGAGTACAAAGACAATGCAAAAATTGAAGTAGTCAAAGCAGAACGTAACGGCGAGACTATTCCTACGCATATACACTTTGAAAACGCAGGCGGTGACTTCCAAAACGACTATCGCTTTATGAACAAAGCTATTATCGAAGAAAAACTCAAGACTGTAAAGTTTAAGGGTGCAAATTGGAACGTAAACCTCGAACCGACTCAGGCTGCTATTGGCAGGATGAAATTGCAGAGTGCAGCGCACACAGAAGAACCAATCTTTAATGTAAAAACTGAAGGCGGCGACTTAGTGTTTAGTTTCGGTGATGCAGGCAGCCACGCTGGTAGCTTTGTCTTTCAGCCAGGTGTTGAAGGCACACTCAAGCACACTTGGAGTTGGCCAGTAGCACAAGTGCAGGCAATTCTCAATCTGTCAGGCGACATCACTATGAGCATTTCAGATCAAGGCGCAATGCAGATCACAGTAGACAGCGGTCTAGCAAAGTACAACTACATTTTGCCAGCACAGTCTAAGTAAGGAGCAATCCATGAGCGAAGAAGTAGATCTACAGCACTTGGCAAAGATGATAGACGCTGCTCTATCATCTGACAATCCGAGTACTCGCAAAGCACTTCGTAACTTTTTACTAGTTGCTAGTATTACCGAAGCAGAATCAGACAGCTATATCAAAGGGCCGTTTACGTCTTTGTTTGATACATTAGAGAGCCTAGAAAAACAAATGGCTTCTCTCAGACAGGAAGTCGAAATGACCCGTGGTACAAAACAGAAAGAGTATTACTGGGGACAAACGACTGGAATTACACCAGACTGGTATGGAAGTTCTCGTGCTTACGGTCAAGAAAAAACAGATATATTAGAACTTTACAGGAGTTTGCACACTAATAAAGACGGAACAGGATCAATATGAATCGCGATTTAACATCAACTCAAAAAGACTATGCACACTTCTTGCCGGCTCTCTCAGGGTTCTATGCAACTTATGTAGGTAAGCAGAGGTACGGCGAGTATGTTGACACTGCGAGGATCCCCAGCAACTTTACAAACGGTGTAGAAAGCCTTAACTACCTAAACAAGAATCAAGGTCAGTTCCAGTACAAATGGACATTGTACTCTGCAGGACACGCAGAGCTTGACATCAACAAACACTCTCCCAAAGAGGATATGATTCGCAACCGTGACAGAGACAACACCTGGATGCTAGGTGACTCAGGCGGATTCCAAATTGGTAAAGGTGTATGGGAAGGTGACTGGAAAGATCCTAACTGTCCTAAGGCGCAGAAGAAGCGCGACGGTGTACTGCGTTGGATGGATGCATACATGGATTATGGCATGATTCTTGATATCCCAGCATGGGTGTCACGTTCTCCTGCCGGTGCTGCCGCTACTGGCATCAATAACTACGCCGATGCCGTAACTGCAACTCGTATTAACAACGACTACTGGCTCAAGCATCGCACAGGAGCATGTAAGTTTCTGAACGTATTGCAGGGTGAGAACCACGCAGACGCAGAAGATTGGTACGAACAGATGAAAGATTACTGTGATCCAACTATCTATCCAGACAATCACTTCAACGGGTGGTCAATGGGTGGACAGAATATGTGTGACGTCCATTTAGTTCTAAAGCGTTTGGTAACACTACGCTTTGATGGCTTGTTAGAAAAGGGTATACACGATGTAATGCACTTTCTAGGCACCTCAAAACTAGAGTGGGCAACACTGCTAACAGACGTTCAACGAGCTGTTCGCAAGTATCATAACCCAAACTTTATGGTAACGTTTGACTGTGCATCACCTTTCCTTGCTACTGCAAATGGACAGATTTATATACAGACAGAAACGCCAGATCGAAAAAAATGGGTTTATCGTATGCAGCCTAGTATCGACGACAAGAAGTATGCAACAGACGGTCGTCTATTCCGTGACGCTGTACTACAGGACGGTGTCTTTAAGAACTTTGATAATTCTCCTATTACAGAAGAACTAGGCGTATCAGATATTTGTATCTATAAGCCAGGTGATCTAAATAAGATAGGCAAAGAAGGCAGAACAAGTTGGGATAGCTTTAGCTATGCAATACAGATGGGTCATAACGTGTGGAGTCACATTAATGCCGTTCAGGAAGCTAACAGACAATATGATCTAGGACAAGTTCCTAAGATGTTGGTAGAAGAACGTTTTGATCAAAAGTACTTCCGCGATGCTGTCGACGAGATCTTTGCAATTAACGATCGTGACAAAGCACTTGCCCTTATCGAAGAACACAGTCGTTTTTGGATGACTATTCCGGGTACACGAGGTGCGGTTGGCAAAAAGACTGTTAATGCTAGCACATACTTCGATAGCTTGTTTGAAGTTGATTCACCAGAAACAGACGAAGTTGAGGACGACGATTTCGACGAAGAAGCTGAACACAACTTAGAGGTATTAGAAGATGAGCAACTACAGCAATAATTACGAAAAGATAATGAATCGTATTGATGTACTTGAATCAAGGAACAAAGAGCTTGACAAGGACATCAACCAGCTGTATAGTAACTATGCGACAGACGACGAGATCAATACTCTCAAGTCACAGCGATTACAGGTTCAATACGAACTTTCGAACTTAAAACAGTGGGCTGAAGAAAATTATGAAGCGTGAATACGACACAGGTGAAGCTAAAGATGTCAAGTACTTTGTAGGCACAGAGGTTGAAAAGACCCCTGCCTACGGTATGCGTACACTATTTGTTACAGGTGTACAAGATACTGTTGAGATTGCAAACTTTGCAGAAAGCGAAGCCTGTGATCATGTCTTCTTCGGTGCTAACCATAGTTTCAAGATTAAAAAGCACGAAGACTGGCAACGCTGGGAGCTGATGATCCTAAATCTACTAGAAAACGGCTACCTGTGCAGTCTTGATATCGACATCAAGTATGCCGAAGACTTTCTCGAAGGTGAACTAGTCGAACACAATAACTTCATTCCGCAAATCCGTGTGCCATTGCCTTATATCAGGCAGTGGAATTACAACACAATGCTCAAGCTAGACGACAAAGATTTCGACGCAAGCAACCCAGGTGTCTGGTGCCACAGTCTGCATGATCTCTTAGATCGTGAAAAATTTACTGATTGGCGTGCATACGGACTTGACAAAATCTTAAAATGATCATATACTTACACAATAGAGATAAAGGAAAGTATTATGCTTAAAGTTTATGTAGTAGGTACAGCAAACAGCGGTAAAACTACAATGAGTGCGCTGATTGCTAAGACGCTTAAAGAACATGGTTTCGATACCGAGGTTGTACCATATCTTCCAGGCGAACTACGCAACGACTACGATCCGTTCGAGAACTTCGATCAGCGTGTTGAAAGTATCAACCGTATGAACGGAACAATTAAGATTGAAGAAATGCAAGCTGTACGAAACGGAGACTTCAATGTCATCAAATAGAAAGACGTTTATTCGCGTTCGTACAGAATTCGAAGGATATCATTACTATCCTGGGGCAAGCGAGATTGACGAGCGTATCAAGTTTCTTGAATCAATGCATCGTCATATGTTCAAAGTTGAAGTTAAGATTGGTGTAACACACGACGACAGAGAACTTGAATTCTTTCTTGTTAAGTGGGCGCTAAACGAATACATCAACGACGTTTCAATGGATCACAAGAGCTGTGAAATGATGGCCCAACAACTAATTAACGACTTCCTTGTACCCAGCTACGGCGGGGATCGCTATTACGAAGTAACCGTTTCAGAAGACGGCGAATCAGATGGTATTGTTGAATACATACCAGAGTAACTAATCCATGCTTTGCAGTAGCATTTAGCCGTTTAGTTACTGTAAGGCCCAACACAAACGGCCGACTAAAATTCTAAAGGAATTAAAACTATGAGCAATCACTTCCCGCCAGTAGATCAGATCTTTGATGACCTGGACAAGTTCCGCGACTTTTGTCGCTACGAAGGCAAGCCTTATAACGAGGCTGATCTATACAACGGTAAGGCGCCAGTTTGGCAGGCTTATCAGAAATACCTAGGTTATCTTCGTGCAAAAGCGCGTCGGAAAGGTAAACCGGACAACAGGAGAAGGTAATGACAATCTATCTAGTGGACTTAGAGAGTGTCGAAACAAGATACACCCGGCAGTGGAAAGAACATCTTCCCCTGCAACTGCGAAAAGCTACAGCGGAAAATGTTGTTGTTATCTC